GAAAGACGGTCCTGTCGGAAGTGATCGCGTCCTTCTTCTTGAACGTCCTTTGCGTGGATTCCATATTTGGGACATCGCTCAGTCTGGACAAGGCGGAAGAAGTCTGGGAGGCGGTTGTTCAGGATCAGGAGAGCATCCCGGCATTATCAAAGGAACTTCAGCGCGTCGGGCGCACGAACGGATCCAAGAAGCTTGTGCTGACCGGCTTGCGGCAATACAAAGTCGGCGCACCCACACGCCGGGCGGGGCGTGGCGATTCGAACGACCTTGTAATGCTCGATGAGGTCCGTGAACAGCGCGATTGGGAAACGTGGGCGGCATCCGTGGCGTCAACCAACGCGAAACCGAATGGCATGGTGGTGTGTTTCAGCAATGCCGGGGATCCGGACAGCGTCGTCCTGCGCCAGCTCCGGGAACAGGCCATTTCGATCATTGACGGAAAGAACGCTGAAGATTACGGCGGAGATGTGGACGGCGCCACGCTCGGACTGTTCGAATGGTCCGCTGAAGACGGTGCTGCTACCGATGACATGGAAGCGCTCGCGCAGGCTAATCCCGCGCTTGGGTATGGCTATTTGACGGAACGCGCTCTGTTATCGAACCGCCAGACGTTCCCGGAAAACAAATTCCGTTCGGAATGCATGTGCCAGCAGGTCGAGACGATTCTCCCGCAACCGTTCCCGGAAGGAGCATGGGACGGTGGCGTTGATACGGCTTCCGGCATCGCTCCGGAGTCGTCGCTGTACTTCGGCATTGACTTGTCGAACGATCGGCAGTGGACATCGATCGGCGTCTGCGGGCTCCGGGAAGATGGACAGTGGCATATAGAACTTGTTGCTCGAAAGTTCGGCACGGAATGGGCGATTGATTGGTTCCGTGCTCGTGCACTGAAGCAGAAAATGAAATTGGCGTTTCAAGGTCGCGGCGCCCCCGTTTCGGGACTGGCTGAGCAGATCTGTTCATTGGACGGAATCGAAAGGGTTGCCGTCGAAGGTTCAGACCTCCCGAGCGGGTGGGGCCGTTTTTGGGATGGTATAGCCGCTTGCGCACCGAACAGCCAGCGGGGCGGCACGAAGATATACCACCTTCCGCAGCCTGTCATGGATACACCGGCGAAGACAATGCAGACCCGGCAGTTGGGCGGCGGCGCTGAGGTGCCTGACCGCATGAAGTCGCCGGATGATATCGCGCCGCTTTTTGCCTGCATCATGGCTTTTACGGCAGCGACGATGGTGAACAAGGAAAAACCAAAGATGTATGAATCAGCGTACGCCTCCGGGAGTACGCTAGTTTTTTGCTGAGTTAAAAGGAGGGCGTGAAAATGCCGAAGATAACACAGCGCCTGCGTGACCTCTTCGGTCGCACGACCATCCATGTAAGTTTGATGCCGGAAGAGAATCCGCACGTGGATGGTTTGACCGCACGACAGTTGTACGCGACTCAGGCGAATCTTCATGCGGTCGTGTCTTTTCTGGCGGATTCTGTGGCGCAGTTGCCGCTTAAGGTATATCGGCGCAATGCTGAGTTCGATCGGATGCGAGACCGGGACAGTGTCGCCGCGAGATTGCTTTATCGACCGAATGCCGACCAGACATCCTATGAACTTTGGAACGCAGTGATGACGGAACTGCTGTTGATGGGAGTGTCCACGATCTGGGTACTGCCTGACACGGAGAGTGCAAGCGGCTACCAGCTCAGGCTCATTCCGAAAGAGTGGATCATGGACACAGAGCGCAAAACCAATTATGCGCCGGATTCCCTCAGGATCACGACGGGGACTGGGAGTTATATCGATATTCCTCGGACGGAGTTCGTGCAGTTTCGGATGTACAGCCCTGGTAATCCGGGCGGGTATCAGTCGCCGCTTGCAGCACTTAGGCAGACGCTGAATGAGCAGATACAGGCTGACCGCTTCAGAACGGAAATCTGGAGCTCATCCGGAAGGTTTAACGCTTACATTACAAGACCGGCAAATGTTCAGCCATGGAACGAGGAACAGAAGAAAGCGTTCGTGACGGCGTTCCGAGAAGGATGGGGAAAAGGCGGCGGTAACGCCGGAAAGATTCCTCTGCTCGAAGACGGCATGGAGATCAAGCCGTATCAGTTCAACGCGAAAGAAGCGCAGTATGCGGAAACAAAGCAGCTGAGCCGTGAAGATGTGGCGGCAGCCTATCATGTCAATCCGTCTCTGATTTGGCACACTACGACACAAACCTATGCGAGCGCTAAAGACAATGCCAGGGCACTTTATGCGGACTGCCTCGGGCCTGTGCTTCAGATGCTTCAGCAGAGAATCAACTCGTTTCTTCTGCCGATGGTCGGCGCGGATCCGAGCGTGTATGTCGAGTTCGACCTGACAGAAAAGCTGAAAGGATCCTTCGAAGAACGCGCAAGCATTATCCAGGCATCTGTCGGCGGGCCGTGGATGACCCGCAACGAGGCGCGTGCGGACAACAACCTCCCGCCGATTGAGGGCGGCGATGACTTGATTGTCCCGTTGAACGTGGTCGAGGGTGGGCAGGCAAGCCCGCAGGACACGCACATGAACCAGAATTCCTCCGCTCCGGAAGTTAAATTAATCGTTCCCTCTCACCGGAAGGACAGCGAGAGCACGATCCGGATCAAGGGAAAGATTGATGACGAAGAAGACGCAGAACTGACGGAAACGATCCGGAAGTTTTTCGCGCGTCAGGCAAAGTCAATTCTTCCGAAGATCGGAGCCGGGTCGGAATGGTGGGACGCGGACAGATGGAATGCAGAACTTGCGGACGACCTTGAGCCGCTTGTTAACCAAATCGCTGACCGGCACGGCGAGCGCACGTCAGAGGTCCTTAGCACGGAATATATCGGCGAGATGACCCGGAAATATCTTCGTGCACTGTCAGAGGGCAGGGCGAAGGCAATCAACGCCTCGACCCACGAAAAACTGACGGAAGCTGTCGAGGATGAAGAACAGGATCCTGCCGAAGTGTTCGAAACGCGACAGAACAAGGACGCGGGGATGTTCGGAACATCGCTCGCGACTGCGATAGCGAGTTGGGCGGTTCTGGAATCGGTGCATCAGGCTCAGTCCAGAGGTTACTCGAAGACCGTCGAAAAGGAGTGGGTCACGGGGCCGAATTCCAGGCCGAGCCATGCTGCAATGAATGGGCAGAGGGTGCCGATTGATGAGAGATTTTCAAACGGTGCATTCTGGCCCGGAGATGACAACCTTTCACCGGATGAGTCCTGCGGATGCAATTGCTCCACGGATGTCATTGTTACGGAGGTGTAAACATGGAACACAAATTCAAGGATTTTCAGATCAAGTCGGAAGGTGATTCCGGTAAGATCTCCGGATACTTTTCCACCTACGACCGCATCCCTGACAGTTACGGCGATGTGATCGCGCCGGGAGCGTTCACGGATACCATCGAGAAGCGCAAGGAGTCGGGGCATCCGTTCCCACTCTGCTGGAATCACGATCTCGACCAGATTATCGGAACAGTCGATTCAATTGAAGACACTGACAAAGGCCCGCTGATGACAGCGAGCTTTTTTGATACCTCTCTCGCGCAGGAAAAACGCGCAATCGTGCAGAGCGGGTGCGTGTATCAGTTCTCATTCGCTTACGACGTTGAGGACGCGGGCGAAGTCGAACTTGAAGACGGCACCAAGGCGAACGAACTGCGGAAACTGAACCTCTACGAGGTCAGCATCGTGCCGGTCCCGGCGAACCAGAACGCTGTAGTCACTGACATCAAGTCGGAGACGGTAGAGATCAAAGCGGGCCGCAGGAACCGCAAGAGCGATGAGGACGCCATCAAACAGATCATTTCCCTCGCGCAGTCCTTGTTGGACGACGAGGTTAATGACGCAGACAAACCAGAAGACAGGGAGGACAATCCGAAGGCCAACGCGGCGGCGGAGGAGCCGGAGGGGAGCAACCTTCAGAAGGAACGACTGCTGGAATACATCAAAAGTATGGAGGTAAGAGCATGAGCAAGACAGAAGAACTCATGGAACTCAAAAGCAGCCTCGCAGCGCTCGAAGATCGCATTGCAGCGGATGATGCCGAAGCGATTGCGGAAGGCGTGAAGCTGCATGGAGAGATCGAGGCCAAGGAAGCAGAGATCGCCCAGGATGAGAAGAAGGCGGCTCTGCTGAACATCATCGGCAAGAAAGAACAGGAGGATTCCACTATGGAAGTCAAGACTGCTAACAACATTGGAGAGAATTTTGTTAATCATCTGAAGTCCAACACCATCGGCAAACGGTTCGACGTCACTGCTCCGGCTTTCATCAAGGCCGCCACAGATCCGCAGACGTCCCCGGTCGGCGCCGTTGATTTTGCGACCACATTCGACCGCAATGTCGTGACCGGCACACGTGTTCCGCTCGTGATCCGTGACCTGTTCGGCGCTGAGCAGATCTCCGGCAGCACGCTGGTCTATCTGGTAGAGGGTGCGATTCAGGGCGCTCCCGCTGTCACGGCTGAAGGCAATGAGAAGCCGCAGATCCATTTTGCAGATCCGACGCCGAAGACCGTGTCTCTGGCAAAGGTCGCTTGCCATATCAAAGAATCTGATGAATATATCAACGACTACCCGTTCCTGGCTTCCGCGATCAACGGCAGGCTGCTGTATGAGCTCGGTCTTGTAGAGCAGAACAAGCTGGTCACCGATCTGCTCGGAACTTCCGGCATTCAGACCGGAACCTATGCAGCGACCGGAACCGCAACTGACATCGCTGACGCAATCCTTCAGGCGGCCATGGACGTACAGGCTTCCACCGGCTTTGCCGCTGACGCAGTTGCTCTGAATCCGGCTGACTGGTTTATCCTTCGCACCGGCAAGTACAACGGCCAGTATTACGGAGGCGGATACTTCGGTGGACAGGACATCCCGAATCTGTGGGGCATTCCGGTCTGCGTATCTGCGGCTATCACTTCCGGCACCGTGATCGTTGGCGCGTTCAAGACCTGCGGTTCTGTCGTTACTCACGGCGGCGTGTCTGTTGAGGCGACCAACACCAACGAGGACGACTTCGTGAAGAACCTGATGACCATCAGGGCAGAAGAGAGACTGGCTCTGGCGGTTCGCCGTCCGGCTGGCTTCAAGAAGCTGACCAAGGCATCCTGATAGATCTGATTCGGGAGGGCTTCGGCTCTCCCTTTGCGAAAGGCGGTGAAACCGACAATGCTGAAAGATTATATCGTTAACGGCAAACAGTATCAGTTCAACGAGGGCGAACAGCCTGAGGGCGCCGTTGAAGTAAAGGCGGTAAAGCCGTCTACTAAGGCAGTAAAGCCTGCAAATAAGGCAAGGAAGGCGGGGACAAAATGAGCGTGTTAACCACTTGGGGATATACGTTGACTGACCTCGATTCCTTGCCGGATCTGCTGAGCGCTGAAGAATTCGATGAGTTCACCGCGAGTAAATACGCAGAGGATTCCCGGGTCGCGCCTAATATCAAAGCCGCTTGCGCCGCTATTCGCAATTATTGCGGGTGGCATGTTTTCCCGTCCACATCATGCGAAATGACCATACTCATGAATGACAGGCGCGTAACTCGGGTCGGCAGTGATCTGCTGATCCAGATGCCCGCGACGTTCGTGAGCGCGGTCGAGTCTGTCACTGTCGGCGGCGAAACGTGCACGGCGACTTGCGAGCCGAACGGCATCCTGCGGGTCTATGATGTCGATTTCCTGATGCTCGAACGGTATTCGCCAATCGTGGTGCGGTATACGGCGGGCGTTGATGAAGGAATGATTGACGGACTCAAGGAGCTGATTGCGAACCGGGTTAACCATGCGGCGGCGTCCTCGAACGGCATTACATCCGAGGCAGCGGGCGGCGTGTCCGTCACCTATAACGCCGGATGGGTTGCCAACTCGAGCGCAACCGGATTGCAAGACGCGAACAAAGAAGTCCTCGCGCCGTACAAACTTCAGGGGGTGTTCTAAATGCTTCCTAGTTTCGCTAAGCAGACAGTGACCCGGATTCGTCCCGGCGTCAAAACTTCTCGTGGTTCCCAGATTCTGGACTGGAGTAATCCGGACAGAATTGTGATCTCGGGCTGTTCCGTTCAGCCTGCCGCCACAGACCTGTCACAGGACGGGCGCGTGTTGGGCATCCTGGACGGAATGACCTGTTATATGCCGCCCGGCGCAGATGTTGTTGAAGGTGACCGGATCGAGTACGAGGGGATCCTCTACACGATCGTCGGTGCGCCCCGGATGTGGCACGCGGTCGGGAACATCTCGCACAAGCAGGTGCGGTTGCAGAGGTGGTCGGGCTGATGGGCAAACAGACAAAAATCAAGTTTAACTCACAGGGATTCAAAGAGATCCTCTGCGGCGAGGGCGTGCAGAACCTTGTCGCCACGGTGACGTCGAATATTCAGGACACCGCAAACGCTAACAACGCACGCGGCGGCGATGGTTTCGATGCTCATGTGTGGATGGGTTCGTACGGCGGCGGTCGTTGGGTCGGATCTGTATCTACCACAGACCGCGAGTCAAGGATTGCGGAAGCAGAGGACAAGGCACTATCGAGGGCGGTTTTATGATCATCAACAGAAGCATAGATGTCGAGGACGAAGTCAGACAGGCTTTGTCTGGCTATGTCACGGCTTATTGCAGGCCGCTCCCGAAAGACTTTACTGTTCCGAGCATTCTGGTTCAGCAGGTCGGCGGGACGGATGCGAACACGATCGATTCGTTTGAAGTCGTGCTTGATGCACGCGCAGAGACGGATGCAGAAGCAAACGAGACTCTGCGGAACGCGATCGGGATCCTGAAGGCCGTGACGGCGAATCAGACGACGGCGCTCAGACATGTATCAGTAAACTCTAGTGGCTCATGGGGGAATGACCCCGTGAGACCAGATCTTGCGATGTGTTCCGCCCGGATCCGGGTGATAGCACACGAAGAACGAACGGAGGTTTAAGAATGACTAACAACGTTAATCTTGGCATTGGCAACAGTGCCGATTCCGGCGTTACCGGAATGTTTTACTGCGCGGATGCAGGCACGGCTCTCCCGGCTTCCGCATCGACTGCACCGGGAAACGACTGGACCGAGGTCGGTGCGATTTCCGTGGACGGAATCACCTTCAGCCCGAACCGCAGATTCGACGACCTGAAGAACTGGGCGAACAAGATCGAGCGGCAGCTCCCGTCTGATGAGTCGGCGACCGTTAAGGCTCCGATCATCTACACCACGGAAGAGGTTATGAAGGTGCTTTTCGGTGCCAGCAACGTGACCGTCGAGGCGGCAACGACTGCTCATGGCAAGCAGATCACCGTGAACATGGACAACACCCTGCTTCCGGATCCTCATGCCTTCCTGTTCATCATGAAGGACGGTGACGACATGATGATGATCGGCACGAAGAAGGGCTTCATCTCTGAGATCGGTGATGTGTCTTTCGCTCCGGATGACGCGATCACCTGGGAGGCTACGATCAAGGGCGATTGGACGTTCATGAAGGATGACGGTCAGGCCACTGCCTAACTAATAAGGAGAAATCATGAAAGAGATCACATTAGGGAACGCAAAAAAGGAACCGCTCAGGGTCAAGATCGGCGATGAAACGTATGAAGTGCCGGTTGCCGGAAGCCTGACTTTCGCGCAGGTCAAGAAGCTCCGGGACAACGATGACGGAAGGGCATTCTTCGAGGAGTACATCCCCGGCGAAGTCCTTGACAACCTCACCATCGACGACTTCAGGACGCTGACGGACGCGTGGAAGAGCGCGTCGAACGTCGATCAGACTGAAGTGGGGGAATGATCAGCCTTGCGTGCTTCGTTGAGGAGCATCGCGAGGCGGTCGAACGTGACCTGCTGACAGAGGCAGGATTTGAACTCGAAGACGTTGGGCGCTCTCTTTCGTGGAGGGCGCTCAAGTCTTTTTTATCTTCAGCAAAACCGGGTTCGGCGCTCAGCAACGAACTGAATCCGGATATGTCGGAATGGTCTACGACGCTGAAGACGAACGTGCTTCTGGCGGATATCTTTGATCAATTGTCCTTAGTAAACGCTAATCTTCACGTGCTTATATCGCGCAAGAAGGGCAAGAGGCCGGAGCCGTACAAGCGTCCGTGGATGAAAGAACGAAACAATCGGCATATAGGTGACGGCGCGTTGCCGGTGACCGATATGCGGGAATGGATAAAGCAGAGACAGAAAGCGGGGTGATGATCAGTGGCGATGACCGAAGTTGCACAGGCAACAGTCACAATCATTCCGAATATGAAAGGCGCTCAGGCGACGATTTCGAACGAACTCGGTGCAAGCGCAGAGCCTGCCGCACAAAAGACAGGCTTATCAATAGGAAAGAACCTTGTCGGGACAATCTCGAAAGTTGTCGCGGCGGCGGGCATCGGGAAACTTGTAGCCGACACCCTAAATGCAGGCGGCGCGCTTCAGCAGAGTTTCGGCGGTCTTGAGACGCTATACGGCGACGCGGCGGAGTACGCGAAGGAATACGCCTACATGGCTGCGTCCGCT